GGCGGCTTATTCACATGGTGACGAATGTCGTCACCTCCCAGGTCCATGGAGAGACCAAAACGCCGACTATGTCAAGATATCAACCTTGATTATAGTACCAGCGGGTCGCACTGTCTGTGTGAAAATGAGCGGGGTATGTATACCTTCTCACTCCACACATACCTCTGCTTCCTTATCGGAAACACCTTCACTTCCTCTGGTTCCTCTTTAAGAAGAACTGGATTTGCTTGTAAGCGCCCCGTTCGGTCTTCACATACACCGAAACGGGCAATCGCTTTACAAAGAAGTCCGTGAGTTTGAAGTTCCTCACTGACCGGAAGGGCGACGAATCCTTTACAAAAGAATCCGTCCCATCCCCTATGGGCTCGCTGGGGAGTAACTTCGTCAAAGTAACCGACGAAGGCTCCATCGCCACACCCATCGAGAAGCGAAGGTCTACGGTACTTGGCTGGGGCGTAAGCCCGTAACCAAGAGAGCACTCGTCGCAATTGCATGACCTGTTCATCGTTCAGCCACCTCATTCGGTTTATAAAACGGAAAAGCTGGTTATGAATCTTAAACAGATCTAGCAACGTTGACGGTGCTTTCTTCACGTAGAAAGGCGTTACGTCGTGCCCCAAGTAGTAGTGCTTACCGCACGACTCTCGGAACGGACCGGTGTAGTAGCTCTTCTTTGCATTAGGAGTTAACCCAACGTATTGAAGGAGGCCCATTAACCTTTCCGCAGCTGCAGACGGGACGATAATATCGTCGCCGTAAACAACTACACGGGTAACCTCCTCCTTCATGAGGTGGCACACCGCGAGCGCCAGACTGTAGAAGATCACAGTCTCTAACTCAAAGGTGTAACTATTCCCCATGGAGGAGAACTTCTGGTAAAATATTTTCTCACCAGAAGGAAGAACCCCGAACGGACTGCGGCACTGCCCAAGTGCCTCCAGCCAGTCGGTCGGCAGCAAGAGTTCAACGAGCGACCTAGAAACAGTGTCACTCGCCATACTCAGGTCGATTGTCGCAAGGGTACCAGCGAACGACCCAATAAGGGCCGCTCTTTGGTTCCGGGTTTGATCTGAAAGATCAATCCCAGCCCGAGCAAGTCGATCACGCATCATTTTACCGATGCCCTGCTGAACGTAAACGTTCATATCGGGTTCGATTGCAATGGTACGGTCTGTCTTATAGTTCTTCGGGACAGTGACTACGCGGTTGCCGGGTACAATCTTCACGTACCCGACGCCCTCTTCCTCGGATAACTCTGGAAGCTCTCGCTTCCATAGAGGAGACCACTGTAATACAGTGTCCGCGAGGACCGCGTTACCTATTGTTGCATGCGGTGAACCGCTATATTTGTGCGCAGCATCCGACAATCGTCGGTTCAGTCGGGTGGTGGCCCCAGGGCCCCACCCAAAACCTCTTGCTGCCTCGTCCCAATCGAACTTCCCCAATATCCTAGAGGTTAATTTGATCGCAAGAGAAATTTCTTGCGACCATGGGCTGCTTGCCCACTCCCTCTTCAGACGTTGGTTCACTTCGAAGCAGGACGACTCCGCTTGGGCGAATCGCTCCCACGTGGCAGCTACCTTGCTAGGCGACGGTTTTCCGTCATCTAGTTTTGATAGCCACTCCGAAGCGAAGTACTGGAGTCCGAAGGACTCCAGATCTCCTCGCTCGGAAAGGAGCAGACAGCCCCCGCCAGGCCTTCCCGGGACTCCGCTTTCGCGGATACCGAGGGCTCGGAAGATTCGCTCGTGTATACGAGCGAGGGGCGGAGCACAAGCAACAAGAGCACCCCTAGAAGGGCGCAGACGGTTACGAGCCATAGGAAGATCCTCATAGCTAGGAGTCCCAAAGGGACATCCAGGATGGTTTGGGCGATGTCAGCTTTGTTGCCGGACATATGTACACCTTGTTGCCTTCCTACTTAGTAGGTGGGCTCAATGTTGTACGTAGCCGGCTTCATCACGGCACCGCCGATCCCGTTCAGAGTGTATGCAACGAGATCTTTCCGTTCCTGGTCCGTCGAGTCTTGGGCGAAGTTGAAGCGCACCTGTGCCGAACTGACACGGACCCGCTTCTGCTGGCCGTCCACGGTAGCGAGCGTCGGCTGTTCAAAGCCGTAGATCACACTGTGAGCGCCTGCAGCGGACTTCGCTTCACGCACTTCGTGCGTCATGCGAACGTAGCCAGCGGGAATACCGCTGACTTTGTCCGCCCACGTTGCCTTCGTACCGGTCGTTCCAATGACCGCGAAGGTGTGGGCTGCGGGGGTGGTAGCACCATCATTGATGGTGAGAGCTGCGATTTGAGGCATTTGCCTTTGTCTCAGGGTTGATGTAACGTTAAGGTTACCTTGACCATTTCGCCACTACTTGTTGTAGTAAAGCGAGTCCGGTAAGGACGTGATGCTTACTGAACGGGTCCTTGATGCTAGGGAGCATCGCAAATGGAACCGAAGTTCCGGAGGACCTGGACAACACTGCAGAGCGATATTCCGAAGACCAAGAAGCAGTCTTATTGGCTTTCACGCCCTGCGAGGTCCATTGTCCTCCGAGCCCTTTGAAGCGATACATTTTCCTCGAGAACGAGGAAGACGTAAAGCCTTTAATGTCCCATCCTAGAGTGGCGTCAAGCTGGTCGAAGTAATCGCCCAGTGGGTATGCCCAATCTACGACGAAGGACAAGCGCGTGGTTTCCCATGCGATGTTCAAAGGGTTAGTAAGCCCCAATGACGTGGCGGTTCGAAGTGCCATGTTATTGGGAATTGCGTCGATACGTACATAGCATCCGTGAAACACGTTATAGTCTACGGTACAGCAGTTGTTATTGCTGATATCGTAGATTTGGCGTGTACCTTTTGCTTTGTACTTTTCGCTGGCCTTGATAGTGATCTTCCAAGCATCACTGTCCCTGGCATCTAACGCTTCACAAGCGTTATAAATGTCAGACATCAAGGGTTTTATCGCGTACTGATACCTCAGCCATTGGCTTCCGAGGGACCGGATAGCTTCCACGCTATCCTTAATCCCACGGAGACGCCAGAGCTTCCTCAACTGTCGCCAATCCTTGTAAGCGATTGCGTCAATTGTGTCAGCCATATGGCCAAGAGTATCACCCACGAACCGAGCGGTCTCTCGACGCTCACCATAAGCCACACCAGCATTAAAAGTTCCACCTTTAAGCTGTATGCGAGCTTTAGTGAGCGCCCTATTCGAGAGGCCTGCCGGGAAGTTTGCTTCGATTCCTTCACGCGTGTCGCACTCGTTACGTAGGGTTGTCGGAGATGTGATTTGGGATAGAAATCCCGTCTCAGTTCCGTAACCCCCGTTTGAGTAATCGACACGCCAGGAACCGTTAGCGTGCTTCCATCGTTGCTCCTGCATAGAGTAGTCCGTTGGTGGTAACCAACGGCCCTTCGGCTTACGCCGACTGTAGTCACTACCATTTCGACTAGCATGCATCGCGCTGTTTGTGGTCATCGTCGTCCCCGTAGGGTTGACGTGTGACCGCAGAAGACCGGTGCCTTTGATAGTCGTTGTGAAGTTTCTACGATTGGGCATTGGAATTACTCTTATGTTAGGAGGGACCAGCCAGTGGATTTACACTGGCAGGCTCACGGACGACTGGTTTCCGCGATGAGGCCCTCAGCTACAGGAAGATCCCGTAGAGTGAGAGTAACTCTGTCCCCGGGTGACATATATCCCGGAAACTTACTCGCCGCTCCTTAGAGGGAGGCGGCGAGGCATGCAAAGTGTGGCACTTAGTGGTCCGTTATGGTTGCCACTAGCCCTCCACACTTGCGTCTCAGAACTTTCTCTGGCACCGCTCGTTAGAACGATGCTTCCGAAAGGTATCCCTAGGGATTTCATCTTTGACGCCGGATCTGATCCGTGCATGTCAGTTAAGGGGAGGACCGCAAGGT